AAGATGCCGAACAAGTTGGTAGACTTGCTGTCGAATGTATTAAACGAACAGGTGATTACTTCCAATTAAGAGTGCCTTTAACAGGTGAATTTAAAATCGGAAATAATTGGAGTGAAACACATTGACGTATAATAAAAAATTTGACCTCGACTTAAAGTATGGTCAAGAAAGAGAGAAGCGTTTAGCCTCTATCTTAGATAAAGATAAAACAAAGATAGAAGTTAAAACGGAAAGAGACTGGTGGTTTAAAACTGGAAACATTTGCATTGAAATAGAATGTAACGGTAAGCCTTCAGGTGTAATGTCCACAACGTCTGATTACTGGTGTCATATATTAGCAGACGGTGACAAAGATTATTGTAGATTAATATTTGACACATCAACAATCAAAAGGTTGGCAAAGAAATATATTAAAACATTACAAAAAGGTGGTGATGGTTGGAGAAGTAAGTTTGTACTTGTACCTCTAGCTGAAATATTCATGCCAAAAAATTTAAGCAAATCTATGCAAGAAAGGATAGTTAAATGAACACAAAGTTATTAATAGATGGTGATATTTTAATTTATAAAGTAGCTACATCAAATGAAGTCGCTACAAATTGGGGTGACTTATGGACACTACACTGTGACCAGAAAAGATGTGAAGCAGAGGTAGATGCAGAGATAGATAACTTAGGTTCTAACTTAGAAGCTGATGATTATGTTGTTTGTCTGACTGATAAGGATAATTTTAGAAAAGATATTCTTCCTTCTTATAAAGATAATAGAAAAGCTAAACGTAAGCCTATGGTGTTAGGTGCATTGAGAGATTATGTAATGAAAAAACATAATGGTGTCGTTTGGAAAAACTTAGAAGCTGATGATGTCATGGGTATTATGGCAACTGAACCCTCTGATGAACAACGTATAATTGTTAGTATTGATAAAGACATGAAAACAATTCCATGTAAACTTTCACAAGATGGAATTACTGTTGATGATTTCCCATTAAAACTAGCTAACTACTGGCACATGATACAGACATTGACTGGTGACAAGACTGATAACTATGACGGAATAGAAGGCGTAGGAATTAAGACAGCAGAAAAATTAATAAAAAAATATACCAATGTGGCTCATAAAGATTTATGGAAAATTGTTCAAGGTATTTACAAAGACAAAGGCTACACAGAAGCAGAAGCACTACAACAAGCTAGAGTAGCACACATATGTAGACATGGTGATTACAATAAGAAGACAGGGAAGGTGAAACTATGGACAATATAAAAAACCCTCCACACTATGCCAGTTCAGAAATAGAACCTATTGATTATATCATAGCTAACAAACTTTCATACTGTGAAGGCAATGTTGTTAAGTACATAACTCGTTGGCGTAAAAAGGGTGGCATAGAAGATTTAAAGAAAGCAAAACAGTACATAGATTTTATCATAGATAAAGAAGACACACCAATAGTAACAAAAGAAGATGAGGAGAACATACCATTCTAATGAATATAGATTATAGCAGAGACGACTTGCTTACTGACTTTGGTAAGACAACTTTAAAAGATAGGTATTTATTACCAGAAGAAACATCACCACAAGATGGATTTATGAGAGCCGCTAAAGCGTTCTCTGATAATGATGAGATGGCACAGCGTATATATGATTACGCTTCTAAATTATGGTTCATGTTTTCAACACCTATTTTATCTAACGGTGGAACTAATAGAGGTATGCCTATCTCATGTTTTCTTAATTATGTTGGAGACAGTAGAGAAGGATTAACAGGACACTACACAGAGAATGCTTGGTTAGCATCTATTGGTGGTGGTATTGGTGGTTACTGGGGAGATGTTAGAAGTGATGGTGTTATGACATCAGGAGGTTCTCAATCTTCAGGTTCAATTCCATTCTTACATGTAGTTGACAGTGAGATACTTGCATTCTCACAAGGTAAAACAAGACGTGGGAGTTATGCGGCGTACATGGATATATCTCACCCAGAAATAATAGAATTTTTAGAGATACGTAAACCTAGTGGTGGTGACATTCATAGAAAATGTTTGAACCTTCATCATGCTGTAAACATCTCAGATAAATTTATGCAATTAATTGAAAAGTGTGTAGCTGAACCTACTTATGATGACAGTTGGAATTTAATAGACCCTCATACAAAAGAAGTTATACGAACTATATCCGCTAGAGATTTGTGGCAAAAGTTATTAGAAAATAGAGTTGCTACCGGTGAGCCTTATGTTTCATTTATAGATACAATCAATGAAGCGTTACCTGAAACACAAAAGAAATTAGGATTGAAAGTACATCATTCAAATTTATGTACTGAAATAACATTACCTACTAATGAAGATAGAACAGCAGTGTGTTGTTTGTCTTCTGTAAACTTAGAAAAGTTTGATGAGTGGCAAAATGATGGTTTATTTATATCTGATTTAGTTAGATTTTTAGATAATGCTTTAACTCATTTTATTACACATGCCCCTGACAGTGTGTTCAGAGCAAAGTTTAGTGCAACACAAGAACGAAGTATTGGACTAGGTGCTATGGGTTTTCATTCTTATTTACAATCAAAGAACATTCCCTTTGAAGGTGCGTTAGCTAAATCTTTAAACTTAAAAATGTTTAGAACTATTAAAGAACAAGCAGTAGCAGAGAGTAAAAGACTTGGTGTTAAGCGTGGAGAAGCACCTGATATGGAAGGGACAGGTATGAGAAATGCCCACCTTTTAGCTATTGCTCCCAATGCTAGTTCATCAATCATTTGTGGGACTACAAGCCCCTCAATAGAGCCTTATAGAGCCAATGCTTATGTGCAGAAAACTATGTCTGGTTCTTTTTTAGTTAAAAATAAACACTTAGAAAAGTTATTAGAAAAGAAAGGAATAAATAATGATGATATATGGTCGTCCATTGTCTCTCAAAGGGGCAGTGTCTTACATCTCAAACAGTTATCAGACTATGAAAAGGATATTTTTAAAACTGGTATCGAGATAAATCAACAGTGGATAATAGAACACGCCGCAGACAGACAGCAATTTATTTGTCAAGGTCAGTCAGTAAATGTGTTTGTACCTGCTGATGTTAACATCAAAGAGTTACATGACATACACATGTTAGCTTGGAAGCGTAAATTAAAAACTTTGTACTATTGCAGAAGTGAAGCAATTAAACGTGCAGAGTTAATATCAAAAAAAATAGAAAGAACAATCATACCAGAAGCAAACTGCTTGGCGTGTGAATAATTATGACACGATTACTTAAAATTATATACCATTATTCAACTTACTTAACCAGTTGGTCATGGCAAAAACTATATGGCAACAGAAAAACTGGAAAAGGATATAAAAACAAATGACACCCACACAATTTATAATTTTAATGTTATCTTTCGGTGTTGTTTCATTAATAATAATGTTTTTTAAAAGCACATCAGCTAAACAAAAAGTATTAGATTGGATAGAAACAATATTTGTAACATTTTTATGGTTAATGATATTACCTATGGCTTTAATTTTTAAGCTATTTGTAAAAGATATAAGAAAAGACAGAAGGAAAAGAAATGACACACCCAGACGATTTTAAATATATACACAAAACAATAAAAAAGAATAAAAAGAAACCAGTAAAACAAACAGTTCTTTGGACAATTTATCATAGCATTCTAGCAATAGAATTAGGAATGATTGTTGTAATAGAATTTATAGAATTGATGATGACACTATGAGTTTATTTAAAAGCAGACCATTTTACAAACCCTTTGAATACGATTGGGCTTTCGAGAGTTATGACATGCAACAGAAGATGCACTGGTTGCCTAGTGAAGTTCCTATGCACGAAGATGTTAGAGATTGGAATGAGAGATTAACAATGGAAGAGAAAAATTTAATAGGACAAATATTAAAATTCTTTACTCAAGGTGATGTGGATATAGCACAAGCATATCTTGATAAATATATTCCTAAATTTAAACCACCAGAAATTAGAATGATGCTATCTGTGATAGCAACTGCGGAAGCAAATCATGCACATGCTTATTCATTACTTAATGATACTATTGGTTTGCCTGATAGTGAATACAAAGCATTTCAAGAATATGAAGAGATGGCTGATAAACATACCTATTTATCTACAAGTAAAGGTTCAGGAATAGAAGGATTAGCTAGAGAGATAGCTTGTTTCTCTGCATTCGGTGAAGGCTTACAGTTGTTTGCTTCATTTGTAATGCTACTTAACTTCCAAAGATTTGGCAGAATGAAGGGTATGTGTCAGATAGTTACTTGGAGTATCAGAGATGAGACACACCATGTTGAAAGTATGATTAAGTTATTTCATTCTATAATTAAAGAACACCCAGATATTTGGACAGAAAAATTCAAAGCTAGTATCTATCAAACAGCTAGAGAGATGGTTGACCTTGAAGATAAGTTTATTGATTTAGCATTTTCTATGGGTGGCATTAGAGGATTGAAGCCTGAAGAAGTTAAACAATACATAAGATACATAGCCGATAGAAGATTATTACAGTTGTCTTTGAAACCTAATTATAAGGTTAAAGAAAACCCTCTATCATGGTTGGATTGGGTGTTAAACGGCGTAGAACATGCAAACTTCTTTGAGAATAGAGCAACTGAATACAACAAGGGAACAGTCACAGGGAGTTTGTGGGAATAAAGTTCCCTTTTTAGATGAATAAATTAGACGAAGATTTAACATTGCCTACAAAGGTAGACGATTTAGTAACACTGCTAAATAAAGTTTACCCAGAAAAGTCTGCTTCACTTAAAGATGATACTAAAACTATCTACTTTAAGTCAGGTCAGCGAGACGTAGTAAATTTCATTAATACTTTAAAAGAGAGGTCAGAACAATAATGTGTATGTCACCCAAAATACCTGCCGCACCAATACAACCTGTTGCACCCACACCAGTTAGAGCAGACCAAGCACAGGATTTATCTCCTGAATTGGTGAAAGCTAACGAGCAGGATTTAAACATCAAGAAGAAAAAAATCAAGAAGTCTGGTACTTCTTCTTTAAATACTTCTTCTGGTTTGAACATAGCTACTAACACAACTCCTTAATAATGGACGAGTATAACGGTAATGTTACAACAGTATTTACAGCAAAACAAAGATACTCAAAGTTAAAACAAAACAGAGAACATTTTTTAGATAGAGCCGAAGCGTGTAGTGAATTAACTATACCCTCTCTAATAAAACCAGAAGGCTTCACTAACAGTAGTGAACTATACAATCCTTTCCAATCAGTTGGAGCAAGAGGCGTTAACAATTTAGCAAGTAAACTCCTTTTACTTTTGCTTCCACCTAATTCCCCATTTTTCAGATTAAAGATAGCAGGAAAAGCTAAAGAAGAACTAGAGCAAAATAAAGAAATGAAAACAGAGGTAGAACAATCTTTATCTATTATTGAAAAAGAAGTTTCTGCTAAAATTGAAACATTAGCATTAAGAGTTTCAGTGTTTGAAGCATTAAAACATCTTATTGTAGGTGGTAATGTCTTAACTTATTTACCTAAAAAAGGAAACATGAGAGTGTTTCCTCTATCACAATATGTAATTGAAAGAGATGGTTCAGGAAATGTTTTAGAAATTATTATTTTAGAAAAAGCAAGTGTGTTAAGTCTTGGTAAAGAAATTGCAGAACAGGTTATACAACATTCTGAATATAAAAAAGATGAAGATGTTGAATTATATACAAGAATTTATAAATTAGAAAATGACGAATTCTACATCTGCCAAGAAGTACATGGAATAAAAATTCCTTCTAGTATTGGTACATTTAAAAAAGATAGAATGCCTTACCAAGCGTTAAGAATGGTTAGAGTTGATAACGAAAACTATGGTAGAGGGTATGTAGAAGAATTTAAAGGCGACCTTCAATCATTAGAAAGTTTATCACAAGCACTTGTAGAGAGTGCGGCGGCTTCATCTAAGATTGTCTTTATGGTTAGACCTAACTCTGTAACTAGAAAAAAAGATTTAGCAACAACTAGAAATGGTGACATCATTACTGGGACTGCTGAAGATGTTACAGTTTTACAAGCACAGAAACAGTATGACTTACAAGTAGTACAACAGTCTGTTCAAAAATTAGAAGAAAGAATGTCTTACTCATTCTTATTACACACAGCTATACAAAGAGACGCTGAGAGAGTAACAGCACAAGAAATTAGATACATGGCAGAACAATTAGAGACTTCTATGGGTGGAATATATTCATTATTATCTCAAGAGTTTCAATTACCATTAGTAGCAATACTTATGAAAAGAATGGAACAAGCTAATGAAATTCCCACACTACCTAAAGGAACAGTAGAGCCTACTATTATTACTGGAATAGAAGCATTGGGTAGAGGAAATGATTTACAAAAATTAAGAGAATTTGTTGCTGAGATAGGAAACTTAGCACAGATAAATCCGCAAGTGGTTCAGGCTTTAAACCCTGATGATTTGATTAAGCGTATCGCTATCGGTTTAGGTATTGATACTGATGGCTTATTAAAATCACCAGAACAACTAGCGGAAGAACAAGCGGCACAAGCAGAGCAAGTGCAGAATGACCAAATGATGCAAATGGCAGAAAAAGCTATCCCTGCTGTTGCAGGTAATTTGACTAAGCCACAATAATAAAAAGGAAATATGGTAGACAAAGTAGAAATAACGACACCTGAAACTGGCAGTGAAGCCCCAGTTGATAATGTTACACAAAGTAAACCTGAAGGCTTACCTGAAAAATTCAACACAGTTGAAGATTTAGCGAAGTCATATCAGGAATTAGAAAAGAAACTTGGTGACAATGTAAGTAAAGAAGCAATAGACCCAGTGTCTAAGGCAACTTTAAAAGAAGATGCTCCTAAAGAAGATACTTTAGAGATAGCCGAAAAGGCAGTTACAGACGCAGGATTAGATATGAATAATCTAACTGAAGAGTATGCCAAAGAAGGTAAACTAAATGACACGTCTTATGAAGCATTGCAAAAAGCAGGAATACCAAAAGAATATGTTGACCAATTTATAAAAGGTCAAAAGGCTTTGTCTGATAATCAATCGACAGAGATGAAAAACATAGTTGGTGGTAATGATGCTTATAATGAGATGTCTAACTGGGCGGCAGACAATATGACTGACGGTGAGAAGACAGCTTATAATTCAGCAGTTAATTCTAAAGATTTAGAAACTGCAAAGTTAGCAGTCGTTGGATTGAAAGCAAAGTTTGAAGCCGTTAATGGTTCAGAACCTAATTTGGTACAAGGTAAAGCAACACCTATGGGTGTAGACGGCTATCAGTCTTGGCAACAAGTTACTGAAGCTATGAAAGACCCTAGATATGCTAAAGACCCTGCTTATCAAAATATGGTTAAAAATAAATTAGCTAAATCGGAGATATAATATGATGTTATTCGCATTAAAGAAAAGTTATGAAGCTGATGAAGCTGAACACACTGCTGTCATTGATACATTTTTACTAAAATCTATTGGTGTGGCAGACCACGACAATTTCATTGATACTTTAAAAGATAGGTTTGATGCTTTAACGCATACTAAATGTTGTCTTAAAAATATTAAAGACATTGAAGAAAAGGCTGTTACATCAGCGAAGAAAGACAAAGAGAAGAAGTAGTATGATAGAAGCGTTATTGCTTCTATTTGTAAACCCCACAACAACCCCTAGAACCGAAGAAATGGTTTTTAAATATCTCGTTAAAGAGAGGTTTAAAACTTATCAAGAATGTCAAAAGCATTTGGATAAAGTTCAATATTATAAAGAGGGTGAAACTGGAGTTTACATAGAAGTTGAAGGAAAAGAAAGACAAGTAGCGGCAACTGCTTGTGACGAAAAATAGTTGTGCTTACTTTATAGTAGGCAACTCCTAAACAAAAACTAAAAAGCGACTTGACCCACTGCGGTGGACAATCTGAATGCCCAAACAGTTCTATGTGAAGGTTTTTAAATCAATGCAATAACAAAAGGACAAACTATTATGGCAAACATAACAGCAGCAACTTTTGGTCAAGCCAACAGTACAGGTACTGAAGACGCATTGTTTTTAAAGCAGTTTGCAGGTGAGGTTATTACTTCATTTGAACAGGCTTCAAAAACATCAGGTGCGGACATGGTTAGGTCAATCAGTTCAGGTAAGTCAGCTTCATTTCCAGTGATGGGAAGAATAGCGGCGGCTTATCACCAAGCAGGAAATGAAATTACAGGCTCAACTGTAAATCACAACGAGAAAGTAATCACAATAAATGATTTACTTACTTCAAGTGTTTTCCTAAGTAACATAGAAGAAGCTAAGGCACATTATGATGTGAGAAGTGGCTATTCAATGGAGATTGGTAGAGCATTAGCTTTCCAAAAAGATAAGCATATCTTACAAACTATCGGTCTAGCGACTTTAGCTGCAGCATCAGTTACAGGTGGAGACGCAACAACTAACATAGTTAATACAGGTATTGCTTCTGCTACAGCAGCAACTGCAGCTAACGCAATGATTGATTCAATCTTTGACGCAGCTAAAGAGTTGGACGCAAACTATGTTCCTACAGAAGGCAGAAAATGCTTTATGAGATTGGAAGAATACTACAAATTAGCTAACGGCACTAATGCTGTTAATGTTGATTTCACTGGTTCTTCTAATGGTGGAATATCTACAGGAAAAGTAATGAAAATTGCAGGAATTGAATTAGTTCCAGTTCCGCATTTTGTTTCTTCTAATGTAACATCAGGTGTAGCAGCAGGTTCAGCTACAGCAGGTGGTTCAACACCTCAAGCAGTTAACTTAGCTAACTTTGTAGCTCTTATTTCTCACCCTTCAGCCGTTGGTACGGTAAAATTAATGGATTTATCCGTTGAGAAGGAATACGAAATCAGAAGACAAGGCACGTTAATGGTTGCTAAATACGCTATGGGTCATGGTGTACTTAGACCAGAAGCGGCAGTAGGTATCAAAGAAGCGGCTTAATACCCTTCTTTTATTTGGTGGGGGATTTATTTCCCCCATCATATTTTCACAAAAAATTTTACATAAAGGATATATGGCAACACAGATTACCCCAACTACAGAGTTACAATCTGTAAACATAATGCTTTCTTCTATTGGAGAAGCACCAGTTAATAGTATTACAGGCACTACAACAGTGGACGTAAGTACAGCTATAAATATCCTAAACGAAACTTCAATGTCCATTCAATCACAAGGGTGGAATTTTAACACGCACACTAATTACAAATCATTATCTTTAGATGGTTCTAGTAAAGTTCCCCTTCCTTCAAACTGCGTTAAAGCAGATGCTAATATTGCATACAGAAATTTAAACTATACAATTAGAGCAGGTTATTTATATGACCTAGACAATCACACAGATGTATTCTCATCTGCCCCTTCATCAGTAGACCTAGTATTAATACAACAATTTGAACACTTACCAGAATACGCTAGACAATATGTAACTATGAAAGCGGCTAGAAGATTTGCTTCAAGGTTTATTGGAGATAAAGAAATTACACAATTAATTGGTCAAGATGAGAATGAAGCACTAATGGCATTCCATCAAGCAGATAGTCAAGAGAGTGATATTAATATCTTATCTGGTGACGCTAACACTTATTCTATAATAAATAGAACAGGTAGAAGGACTTATTAAATATGGGTAGTGTTGTATCTCAATCAATCCCTAATTTCCTTAATGGTATGTCTCAACAGACACCTACCCAAAGAGGAATTAATCAGGGTTCAGACCAGATAAATTTACAAAATGGTCTTACAGAAGGATTATCAAAAAGACCTCCTTTAGATTATGTAGCAACATTAGATAGTTCAAATATTTATTCTAACAGAACAAAATTCTGGTCTATCGCAAGAGATGCCAGTAATCAATATGTTGTAGCACTATACAATGGTGGTATTAAAGTATTTGATTTAAACGGAGTAGAAAAAACTGTAACGATAGCTAGTGGTTCAAGTTATTTAACTTCAACAAATCCTAGAGAACACTTTAAATTAGTAAACATTGCTGATTACACATTCTTAGCTAATACTTCTAAAACAGTAACAGCAGATACAACAACGTCTGCGGCTAAAGTAGAAGAATTTTTAATTGTTTGTAAATTAACAAACTACGGTAGAGAATATAAAGTAGCATTGAAACACCCTTCAATGGCTAATGAATTAGAAGCAATATTTCAATTACCTACTGGTAATGATGCTTCAACTGATGCAAAATTTAGAGATACTAATAAAATTACAGACATACTTTTAAAAGGAACATCAAGCACACACTGGGACGCTACAGCTAATGGTATTGGATTTAATGTAAGAAATACAGCCACAGGGGCTTCAGTTTCTACAACACAAGGATTAAGTAATTACTCTGGGTTCACTTCTTATTTTACATTTGAAAGTTTTGATAGTGTAATCTATGGAAAACCTACTGATGGTAATGCGGCTTACACTATAACTTCTTCTGATGGTTCTGGTAACACAGCCATGTATGCAATTAGAGATGAGATACAAGATTTTAGTAAGTTACCATTTTATGGAAAGACTGATGTAATTCTAAAAATTACTGGAGAAGAAGGTGATACATTATCTGATTACTATGTAAAATATACAGGGAAATCTGGTGTGTGGAATGAAACTTTAGCACCTGCAACTTCTTTAGGTGTAACAAATTCTACAATGCCACACGCATTGGTTAACAATAATAATGGCACATTTACTTTTCAAGAATTAGCTTGGACAGATAGAGTATGTGGAGATGCAGACAGTAACCCTAATCCTACATTTGTAGGTAAAAATATTAATAACCTAACTTATTACAAAAATAGATTAGGTATTTTATCAGGAGAGAATTTAATTTTAACTGAGAATGCTTCATTCTTTAATTACTTTGCAACAACATCTACACAAGTTTTAGACACTGACCCTATTGATATTGCGGCTAGTGGTACACAGGTTAATACACTTAAAAACTCTGTAGGTTTTAATGAAAGTTTATTATTATTTTCTGATACATCACAATATAAATTAGATAGTTCAGGAGATACAATTTCACCTACGACTGCAATACTCAATGAAGTCTCTGCATTTGAACATGATGATAAAGTACAACCAATTTCAGCAGGTAAGTATGCTTACTTTGCACAAGCAAGAACATCAGGCACAGCTATAAGAGAATACTTTGCTGATGATGATACATTAACAAATGATGGTATGGACATATCTGTATCTGTATCTAATTTAATACCAGAAAATTGTTATCAAATTATATCAAATACTACAGAAGATGTTTTAGCATTCTTAGTTTCTGATACAGCAGATAGTCAAACAGCACCTTACAGTGGCACGACTGCTGTAACAAATTCAAACACAATGTATATTTATAAATACTTCTTTGATGGTGGTGAGAAGGTACAAAATGCTTGGTCTAAATGGACATTCACAGGTCTTAAAATTCTAGGTGTAAGGTCTTTTGAAAGTTATTTATATGTACTAGCTTCAGAAGGAACAACTACAAAATTATTAAAAATAGATTTAAGAAATTTAAAAGATGCTACAATAGGTCATGGAGTTTTCATTGATTTAAAGGCTTCTGTTACTGGTACTTACTCAAGTGGTACAGGTTTAACAACTTTCACTTCACCGTATGGTGCAAAGACTGACTTACTAGCAGTAGATAGAACTAACGGAAATGACTATACAGCAACGAATACTACAGGGTCTACATACACAATCGTAGGAGACCACACAGCGTTATATGTTGGTGTGCCTTATGAAAGCACCTACACAATGTCTACACAGTACATCAGAGAAAATACTGGTAGAGGGTTAGTTGCAGTTACTTCAGGAAGATACCAAATTAGAAACATAGCATTCAATTTTGAGAACAGTGGATTTTTTGAAGTAGAAGTTGCTCCAAACAATAGAGACACATCTACAAGTATAATGAATGGTTATATTATTGGTACAGCAACAAGTGTTATTGGACAACCTGCACTAGCTTCAGGAACATTAAGAGTTCCAGTGCAGTGTAGAAATACAGAGTTTACTCTAAATATAAAATCTTCATCACACCTACCTATGTATATAGCAGACGCAGAAGTTGAAGGTTACTACCACGCAAGAGCAAGAAGGATTTAATGAAAGAAAATTATGTACGCAAAGCAGTATTAAAAGATGCTTTAGAGTTAGCACCTAAAATACGAAAAGGTGATAGGTTAGAGATTATGGCTTCAGATGGTGCAACACCATTAGAGGCATTAGTAATACCTTTTACACAAGATAATGCAAAAATATATACCATTGTAGGTACACAGTCAGAAGGTGTCATTGGTATGTTTGGGTCTAGTCCGACTAAAGAAGAAGGCTATGGCGTAGTTTGGTTATTATCTAGCGAAGGTTTATTTAAACATATTAAACAGTTTATTAAAGAGTGTCCTAAATGGGTAGCAGAGATGAGTGAAGATTATGAACATGTCTACAATTTTGTAGATGAAAGAAATTGGAAAAGTTTAAAATGGTTACAGTTCTTAGGATTTGAACCAAAAAGAAAAATAGGAGATTTTGGCATTGGAAAGATGCCATTTATATTAATGATGAAAGAGGTAAATAAACATGTGTAGTCCCCAAGCGGCTCTAGCAATAGCAGGACAAGTTGTTTCTTATCAACAACAGAAAGCTAATAACAAAGCTATCAGAAGAGACCAAACTACAACAAGACGACACGCTGATAAAGGATATTTACACGATTTACAAAAGATTGATAATGAGAAAGTCAATGCAGACCAAGAAAAAGCAGTAGCAGAATTAAGGTCAAAGACTGAAAGAGATGCAGAAGTCGCACAATCACTTAATTTAGGTTTTGGGAATAGTACAAAAATAGTACAATCTATAGGAGCATTATTTGATGATGACTGGAATAGTATTGACAGAGATTATTCTAAAGACATGACAACATTAACTGAACAAAAATCAGAAGCATACGCAAACATGAATAAAACTTATAACAGCTTAACTCCACCGACAGAGCCGTCAAGAGCAGGTTTAATTATTGGTATAGCATCATCAGGTTATGATGGCTACCAAACTTCTCAAACTAATAAGAAAGTGAAGAAATAACAATGGCTACAAAATACACAAGACAATCAACTAACAAATACTATGGTGCAGGTAGTGCAGGATTTGTACGGTCAGGGAGTTCATCAGATGGTTTAGCTAAAGCATTAGCAAATGCAAGTGGTGTGGTTGGACGAGCAGATAATAACAGAATTAATAATAATAAAGATGCGGCTATTGAAAAAATACAAGCAATGGAAGCAGGAGGTAAAACTCTTGAAACTATACAATCAGAAATTCTTGCCGGTAAGCACCCAGATTTAACTGGTAAATATGTTGAGGCAACTACACAGTTTCATACTGGTAAAGTTAAAGCGGCAGAAGTTATTAACACAATAACAGAAAACATAGATGACTATGATATTACTACTACTAATTTAAACGATTTTTATAAGAAATTTATTCCTGACTTTGATGGACAAGATAGTTCTTTTATGGCAGGTTTTGGTTCACAGTTTAATGGTTGGAAAGCTAAACAAACTGAACAAGATGCTTTAAATAGAGCAACACTTTCAAGAGAAAAGAAAATTTCAGATGTTAGAACAATACTATCAAATATTCCTACTGAAGATTTAGAAGACAGATATGTTAAAGAATGGAAAAGTCTCGGCACAGCTCTTCGTACTAGCGACAACTCAGAGTTAACTCAATTTTACACTAATGAAGAACTGATGATAGCATTAAGAGAAGATGTTGCTTCTTTGATTGATAGTGCTGATACGTCAGAAAAGATTGAGAGAGCAGAAAAGATTATGTCTTTAAATCTTGGCAAAGGTAGAGATGGCACAGACTTAGGTTCATTAAATAGTAGAAAGAATACTAAAACAGATAAATTGAAAGCAGACTTAGTATCAAAAAGAGATGCTATCACACAAAAAGAAAGAAGAGATGAGAATTATAACATAGCTAAAAATACTCAAAATGTTTGGGTAGAAGCCTTTACTCCAAATGAAGACGGCACACCTAAAACTACTCTCCAAATTGCAGAATTAAAAAGAAAACTGACAATCGAAAGTAAAGGGGACATAAACCAGTTAGATGCTTTTGTAAAATATTTTAATTCAGACCCTAGTTCAAGACAAATACAAGACCCTATAAAAAACCAAGACTTCTTATTAGCAATTTCAAATGGGGCTTTTGAAAGTCATGCAGAGATTGTGATAGAAATGGCGGCACAAAATATTCCTGAAAGTTTATTTGCTAAAGTAAATCAAAGATGGGACAGATACCAAGCAGAATATAATGAAGGAGCAAGAAAACCTATCTATGATACAAACCACCATTACATAAATACTAAAGCCGCTATGTTTAAAATAGTTGGTGAAAAATACAAAATAGATGATGAAGGATTAGGTACTAAAGAAATAGCAAGAGAAGATGTGAGAAGATATGTTGATACTGCAATTTTAGCACAAGAAGATGAGTGGAGAGCAGAGGGTGTTACAGTTACAGAGCCAATGAGAAGAAAGTTTATTCTTGAAGTAGAAGACTATGTTAAAAGAACTTGGACAGGCAGTGAAAAAGATGACAATTATATTAAACCTGAAACAACTACACAAGAAATTGAAAATTTAAGAATTAAAGAAGAAAAACAATTAGCAGACGCAGAAGAACTGAAAGCAGACGAACAAGATAAAACTGACAACACTGTAATATTTCAAAGAGGTGGAGAACCTGTAACTCTAAAAGGTTACATAAATGAAATTACAGAGAATATTAAAAAAGCAGGAAAACAAGATTTCTTACTTACTCCTAGAATTGCAGGAATTATCTCACAAGAGAAATTTATAGAACAAATAAGAGACCCTAAATTTCAAAAATATATACAAGAAGTTATTGGTTCAGAATTTAACGAAGATATATTTGCGGCAATGAGCCAAGACCAATTCTTTGGTTTAGTAGAAGCAATAACAGAAAATTTAGGATTAATGAAAGGCAGTGACGAAGAAGATGAAGCAAATATAAACACTATCATACAACTAATTTCTAACAGTTATGGACTAAAATAATATGGCTACATTATCAGTCTACAAGAAAAAGAAAAAAACCAAAGTAACAGATGCGATTTCAGCATCATCATCAATCTCCCAATTAAGAAAAGTTACAAGTGAAGAAGAAGCACTAGAAGAAATTAAAACAGAAGAATTTTATAAGACGCTACAAAGTTATTATACACATAGAGATGGTGACAGTGAAATTACAACTAGAGGTAATAATGTATTTTCAAAAATGTCTCATGCAGATTTATTAGAATATTTTTATAATGATAGGTCATGGAGAAATAATAATACTGGTGGTATGACTAAAGATTTAGCTAATGCGTTTACTGATAGTTCAGAAAGAAATGCACAGTTAGGATACATCTCAGCTACTTATCATGCGTTACCATCATTTTGGAATGACCCAAATAGAAGTTTTGGTTCATGGTTATATGACAACGGTGGAGCAATGATAGCTGACCCAGTAAATCTAATATCTTTTGGTATTGGTGGTCAAGCCGCTAAAGTTGCTTACAGAAAAGGTTTAACTGAAGTTCTTAAAGGAAGAGTGGCAGGAGAGATTAATAAACAAGTATTGAAAGAAACAGCTAAAGTAGCAACTAAAGAAGCTATGGGAAAAGCTGTAATGAAGGGTGCAATAGTGGAAGGCAAAATTGGTGCAGTAGTTGCAACAGCACAAGATACTATGCTCCAAATTACAGAAATTAAAACAGGTGTAAGTGATGGTTATAGCCTTAAAAGAGGTGCATTAGCTACAGGAGCAGGATTTGGTTTTGGTACTGTATTTGGTGGTGCATTTTCTTATGGTGGTTTTAAATTAGGAATGAGAGGAAGTAAGAATACAGCAGTTAAGAATTTAAAAGATATACATGAATATGGTAGAAGTGAAATTACAGGTAAAAGATTATTTCAAGATTTAGCAGAACCTAAACCTGATAAAGCATTATATAAAAATCTTGATAAGAATACTGTTGAAAGATTGACTACTGAAAGTAAACTTAATGGTAAAACTATTGATGAAAAAATTGCCAATTTAAGAAAAACTATTGGTACAGGGAAGCCTCCTGAAGAATTATTAAATTATTATAAATTTCCTAAGAAAGTACGAGTACATTTAAAAAACCTTGCAGACCAAATGGTCAGAGAAGGTAAAATAATTGATGATGTTGTCAGTGAAAAATATGCAATAGCACAAGCACAAGTTTTAGGTTTAGATAGTAATGCAGTTGTTGCTTTAGGTAAATCAAGAGCAAAAGCAGATAGATTATTATATGCAGAAATACTTGCACATGGAGATTTATTAGCTAAACAAAGTGACGACATAGTTAAACTAGGAAATCAATTACATAGATTAGATATAACCCCTGATGAAGAAGCAAAAATATTAGCAGAGTTAAACATAAGACAGAACATTGCAGGTGAAACTTTAATCAATCAAAAAGAAATTACTAAAAATGTAGCTAGAGCCATGAGATTTATGCAGGTAAATAAAGATGGAACTAGAGCCGCAGAATTAAAAATAAATCCTGAAGACCCTGCAATGGCAACTTTAAAAACAGGAAATCCAAAAGAATTTTACAAAGCAATAGCTAAACTCCATGACACAGACCAAGTTATAATGGCATTACAGAATGCTAGAAAAGTAGATGGTTGGGATTTAACTTCAGAGTTTATTAATAATAACTTACTATCTTCTCCTGACACTCACATTATTAATATTGTATCAGGACTGTTTCAGACACAGTGGAAACCTTTAACTATGTTAGTTAGAGCCGCCTTTTTAGCACCACAAGATAGTAAAAGAGCAAACACATTGGCTAAAGAAGCTGTTGATACTTATATTCACCAATTTTATTATACTAAAGATGCACTGTTAGCGGCTAGAAGAGGCTTCATGGAAGGCAGAGGTATCCTTGATAGTAAGCAGATGAAGTACGATAACAATATTAGACAAGGACAACTACAAAGATGGTTACAAGCAACTACTAGAATTTTAACTGACAACATGGGAACAGTAGGCGTTGGGCTTGATAAATATGTAGTTAGACCTGTGGGTTACGCTGTATCTTTTCCTATGAGAATTTTAAGTGCAGGTGATGAGTTTCTTAAAACAATGACTTACAAAGCAAGAATGACATCTCAAATTAATTCACAAATAAGAAGCGAAACAGGTAAAGGATTTTGGAAAGGTGTAGTCAATGATGAAGAGTTTAAATTAAGATTTAAAGAACTAGAAGCTGATTATCAAAAAACTGCCTCTGGTGGTGCTATTGAAACTGCGGACATGCCTAGCAAAAATATAAGTGACGTAAACAAATTACAAGTTAATGACCCATTACAATATGCTAGAGAAAGCACATACACGCAATCAGCTTATTCTATTGACCCTGCAACAGGTAAATTAGAAGGTGGTATTACAGGCGGTGTTTTATCTTTCACAAGTAAACACAAATGGACAAGAGCATTAGGTCTACACTTTATCAATACTCCATCTAACTTAATTAAATGGAATTTTGAACACTTACCATTAGCAAACAAATTAGTTTTATCTACCAGACATGCTTTAAAAAAAGGAGCAGATGGTAAATATCTAAATGTTGAAGCGGCGGCAGAAGCTAACGCTAGAGCAACTATGGGATTTCTACTATGGTCATCAGCATTCAGTGCTGTAACTATGGGTAAAATTACTGGTGGTGGTTCAAGAAATTACAGGGAAAACATTGAGAGAGAATTGTCTACAGGTTGGAAACCTTATTCTTATAAAACAAATGATGGAAGATATATTCAATTAAATAGAGCAGACCCAGTGATGATGCCTTTCTTTATTATGGCAGATTTACAACAGTCTATGGGTAAGTTTTTAAGATACAATGAAGATATACCTGAAGCAGTTCAGAAGGATATGACAGAGTTATCTATGGGAGTTTTAACTTCTTTGTTTAGAAATCTTAACTCTAAATTCTATATGAAAAATATAGTTGAAACTGCAAACTTTTTCTTTAGTGATGACTTTGTTTCTACAAGGTCTCCTGATAAAGTAAGTGCTTCAGTATTAGCTAGAGCAATTTATAAACTAACACCACTATCAGGTGGATTAAGATACGCTACTAGAGTTGAAGAAGATTATCAAAAAGAACTATTCACATTAAATGACAGGCTGTTAGCTTTAAATCCTTTCAAAGGTAAAGATGGTATTATGCCAAAACGTAATATGTATGGTGAAAAAATAGATAGAAATAAAGGTTGGTTATTTGGATTAGGTGGAAAATCTGGTTTATGGTCATCACCTTTTGCTATGACTAAAACTGACAACCCAATGATACAAAAGTTTTATGAAACTAGAGATTTTGATTACAGACCACCTGCTAAAATAGATAGAGAAAGTGGTGTAGATTTAAGAACAATTAAAAATGAAACTACTGAACAAACTGCTTATGACAGATGGAGAGAATTAGCAGGACAAGTTACATTGTCTTATCAAGGTCAAAAATTAACACTTAAAAAGTTAATTGAAAAAGTAATATTAGACCCTAAGAGCAGACTTTACAAAAAACCTGATGGCACAGTTGCAGGGAGAGATGAAAGACAGAAGTTTATTTTAGAATTTGTGCATAAAGCAGAAGCAAAAGCTAAAAAACTACTACTAAAAGAGTTCCCTAAAATTAAACAAATGCAAAAAGATAGAAAAACAATTTATAAAAATTCTAAGAGAAAAGCTAAGAAAAACTACATTGAGATACTAACTCAATAAAGTACCCCTTTTAGAAGAATTCAACCCAAAATAAGGAATAATAACACATGGCAAATAGTTTTGTACGTTACACAGGTAACGCTAGTACAACAGCTTTTGCTATTCCATTCAGTTATAGGGCTTCAACAGATTTAACAGTAACGATTGCAGGGGTAGCTTCAACTGCATATACATTAAATGCGGCAGGAACTACTTTAACATTTACTTCTGCACCTGCTGATACCTTAGCTATTGAAATTAGAAGAACAACATCACAGACTGCAAGATTAACAGACTATGCTGATGGTTCAGTTCTTACTGAAAATGATTTAGATACAGATAGTGAACAAGCATTCTTTATGTCACAAGAAGCTATTGATGATGCAAAAGATGTAATCTCATTAGACAATGCAGATTTTCAATATGATGTAGGAAGTAAAAGATTAAAAAATGTGACTGACCCTACAGCCGCACAAGACGCTGTAACAAAGAATTATTTAGAAAGCACTTGGTTATCAGCTTCAGATAAAACAAATTTAACTGCGGTGGCAGGTGTATCAACACAAATGGGATTACTAGGTACTTCAGATGCAATATCTGATATGAACACTTTAGCTACAGCAGATATTATTTCTGACATGAACACATTAGCTACCAGTGATATTGTTGCTGACCTAAATACTTTAGCGGCTTCAGATATTGTAACTGATATGAATACGTTAGCAACTTCTGCTAATGTTACTGCTATGGGATTACTAGGTAATTCTACAACTGTAACAAATATGGGATTACTTGGAACTTCAGCAGTCGTTACTGATTTAGGATTATTAGGAACTTCGGCAGTTGTTACTGATTTAGATTTATTAGCTACTTCAGCTAATGTTACTGCTATGGGATTACTAGGTAATTCTACAACTGTAACAAATCTAGGTTTATTAGGAACTTCAACAGTAGTTTCAAACATAGCAACAGTAGCAGGTAAAAATACTGAAATTGGTTTATTAGGAACTTCAGCTAATGCAACAGCTATAGGTTTACTAGGAACGTCAGCAGTAATAGCTGATATGAATACTCTTGCTACTTCAGATATTGTTTCAGACTTAAATACTTTAGCTTCATCAGGAATTGTTGAAGACTTAAATATTTTAGCAACTTCAGCAAATGTTACTGCTATGGGATTATTAGGA